TTGTAAATGAAAAACTTTACAGCACTGCAACTCAAGTCAATCCTTTATTTCAAGCTTTTTTAGATGCAATGAATGATCCAAGAGTCAGTAACATGATTGCGGAATCACTCTTAAATAAAACTCTTAAATTAAAATTACTTGACGTATTAGACACATGGGCAGAAAATGATTATGAATTTTATTTGGTGGAGGGTGTAGGTAGAGTAAGTCCAAAACTTGATCCACAGATTGCAACTGCAAACATTCAAAATATTCATAGTGTCATGGTGGCTGTTATTAGATTAGCACAACTGCCAGCTTCATTGGAATTTGATAGACAGAAAACAGGAACAGGTGCTGCAAGAATTAACTTTATCTTAAGAAAGGGTAAGTATAAACTACTTGATATTGTGTTAAGATATAAAGGGAGCTTCTCATCGATGCCTCAATTTCTTGGAACAACAACTCCAGAATTTAAAAAGTTAGTTAAACAAGGTGATAAATTCCTAGCAGATCTCAGAAAATGAAAAACACACATTTAGAACATTTAGAAGATAACATCTTGAATGATGGATCTCAAGGTGGAAAGGAAGCAGTTGCTTTTCTTCGATCTCTTGGAGAGATGTTAGATCAAGGTGCAGCAGATGCTCGCATCACTGTTAAGTGGGATGGAGCTCCTGCAATTATCTGTGGTATTAATCCAGAGAACGGTAGATTTTTTGTTGGTACAAAATCTGTATTCAATAAAGTTAGTCCAAAGATCGCATACTCTGAAGAGGATGTTGATGGTATGTATCCGCCTGGGCAACTTGCAGAAAAACTGAAAGATGCATACAAATATCTCTCAACACTTTTAATACCAAACGTTGTACAAGGAGATCTTTTATTTACAGATGATAAGTATGAAGCAAACATCGGTGGTGATACTTGTATCGCATTTCAACCAAATACAATTGTATATGCAGTTCCCAAGGATAGTGATATTGGACAGAAGATAGATGAAGCAAAGTTTGGAATAGTATTTCACACTCAATATAGTGGAAGAACTTTAGACACAATGAGTGCTAGTTTTGGTGGTATTAATATTCAAGGAAATGCAAACGTATTTGTAACTTCATCTGATTTTAAAAATGCATCAGGCGAAGCAAACATGTCTCCTGCTGAGAAGACAACTTACATGAATCTTGTGAATAAAACAGAGGGATCTTTAAAACAAGCGTCTCGTTTTTTAGATTTAATGAAAGCGAATAACATGAATAAATTTACATTGAATATCATGTTCAAGACTTTCTTCAATCGATATGTTCGTGAAGGTCGTAATTTAATTGGTGCTCGTAACACTGCTAGAGACTTTGCAATATATTTTTCAAATGCATTAGACAAAGAGATTGCCTCCAAAAAGATGAAAACTACAAAAGATAAATACTTAGAGCTAAAGAATAATGGTCTCAAATTTATTAATGATAATCAACAGGCGATATACATGACTGTTGCATCATATATGAACTTACAGGCTGCGAAAAATTTTATGATTCGTAAATTGCAACAAGTGAATACTTTTGGAACTTTCCTAAGAACACCAGATGGTTATCGTGTGACTGCGCCTGAAGGATTCGTTGCAATTCGATCAGGTCGGGCTCTTAAACTGGTAGATCGTTTAGAGTTCAGTCGTGCAAACTTCACCGCAGATAAGAACTGGGAAAAGGGTAATCCCATGCCAACACCTCAAATATGAAAAGTTTTACAAGATTTATATACGAAGCAGTTTCTTCTCAGACAGTTGCGAATCCTAACCCAAAGGATGACAACGAAGCTGATATGACTGTGGCTTTTGGTCGTTTCAATCCACCTACAACTGGACATGAAAGACTTTTCAGTAAGGTAAAACAGGTTGCTGGTAAAGGTAACTACGAAATCTATCCATCAAGATCGAATGATCCAAAGAAGAATCCGTTAGATGCAGATACAAAGATTGGATATATGCAACAGATGTTTCCACAACATGCGAAACATATCATGAATAATCCAAATGCAAGAACAATCTTTGATGCTTTGAAAGGTGCAAGTGAAAGAGGTGCAAAGTCTGTTAATATTGTGGTTGGACAAGATCGTCAGAAAGAATTTGAAAACTTGGCAAACAAATACAACAATAAACTTTATAAGTTTGATCGTATCAATGTAATATCTGCTGGAGATCGTGATCCAGATGGAGATGGTATTAGTGCCATGTCTGCATCTAAATTAAGAAAGGCTGCTGCAGATGATGATTACGATACGTTTAGATCTGGCATACCACAAAGTTTAAAGGATGATAGAGCAAGAGAGTTATATTCTGCGATACAAAAAGGAATGAAGATGAAGAAACAACAGAATGAAATGTGGCAGATTGCTCCAAAGTTTGATTGGAAAGGTCTTCGTGAAAACTATATGAATGGAAATGTATTCCGTGTTGGCGATGTTGTAGAGAATGATAACACTGGATTGATTGGTAGAATTATTCGTACAGGTGCAAATCATATTATCGCAGTGACAGAAGAAAATATTATGTTCAAATCATGGATTAAAGATATCACTGAGAAATTTACAGAGATTTCTGGTGTGCCTTCAAGTCAAAGAGAAGTTGGAACAGACTCTTTGAGAGATTATACTCAGAGACTTTCACATAATCCTATCATCATTAATTTTATAAATAAATCTAGAAAGAAACGTGCGAAGAGTAATGCTTAGTTCAAAATTACAAAAAGACTTGGTTAATGCATATCAAGCTGTTTATGAAGCAAAGAGAGGACATGCAGCTGGTGACAGTGATGTTGAGAAACAGGCATCTCAATTAGCATCAGACGTTCGTTATAAAGCGAAAGGAAAAATAAAGCCTGGTGCTTCAGAAGAGGAAAAGAAAAAAGTATATATTCAAATACTTGGTGCATCACCAGCACCGAATGCTGTGAAGTCAATGGCAAAACAAAAACTTATTGGTGAAGAGGTGGTAGTAGAAGATAAAAAAATGGCGAGACAAAGTGATGATGATCTTGCTGCAGCACATAAAAAGTTTAGTGATATGAGTAAGGATGGTTCTCCATCTAATAAGTTTATGTTAGCTAGGATTAAGAAAGAACAGAAGAAAAGAGCAAAAGGAAAGAAGATTGTTGAAGCAAATAAGTTTCCAAAGGTTGTAAAAACAAATAAACTTGAGAGAAATCCAGAAAACATGGCACTCAAAAAAGGACAACCAAATAAAGGGCCAAATTACAATAGTCCGATGGGTGCTGGTGCTGCATCGCAGTATGAACAAGTGATGGATGAGGCAAAGGTTGATAAGAAAACACCAGAATACAAAAGAGCAACTGTTAGGGATGAGAGATATGGTAATCCACATGGATCACTTGAGTTAGGTGGTGGTATTAGAAAGGATAGAAGAGCTGATCATAAAGCAAGACGAGGCGTTAAGAAAGAGGAAGTTGTAAATGAATTTAAAATGACTCCTAAAACAAATACGAAGCCTGGAAAGAGAATGGATCCTGTAGGACAGGAAGATGGTGACATCAATAATGATGGTAAGAAGGATGGAACTGATAAGTATCTTTCATCTCGTCGTAAGGCAATCGGTAAAGCAATTGCAAAAAAACGTGGTCGTGTCAAGGAAGGATTCTCTGCGTGGAGAATTGATTTAGATTTCAACGAACAAGTAAAAAAGTAAAAGGGGGACTGGTATCTCCCATGTCCCCGAATTGCATAGTCATGCCTGATCAACAGGGGGCTGATGATAAGAAATCAACAAAATCTGTTGTCAATAGGAAACAAAAACAAATGTTGAATCAGGAATACATTCCAGAGGAAGAGTATGATCATTACAGAGATCGTATAGCAATGGCTGGTGGTGATCATAGATCAAAAGAAACAAGAGAAAGATCTAACACACCTACAGGCAAACAACCTAAAGGAGACACTGTTTATCAAGCAAAACTGAGGAAGAAACATGGTGGCAAAATACCATCTGCATATGAACTTGTGAAGGCAGATATTGAAAAGAAGTATGGTAAGGGTGCGATTATGGATGTGAAAAAGAAAAGTAAAAATAAAAGTAAAAAAAAAGCTAACGTTCAAGACGAGTTTGACTTAACAAAAGTTGCAGAGGCTTTTGGTGGGTATGTTATTGAGAATATAAAAGATCCTAAGTTTTCTAATCCAGAAGCTGAGAAAAAATTTCAAGATTCACCAGAGGGTCAGAGACTTAAAAAGACTGTAAGGAAAACTGCCAAAAGTTTAAGAAGTGGTTTTGATACTGGAGAACTTGAGAATCCACAGGATAAAAAAAGACAAACAAGACTAGATCAAGAGGCGAAAAAGAGAGCTCAATCTGGAAAAAACCAATCACTTAAAGATTTTTCTAATGAACCTTTAGATGATGTTAAGACACCAGATGAGGTGAGAGATCCTAAAACAGGTGAAACTCTTACGAAAGGTGGTGAATCTCAAGCAGAAGTAGAGAAAAGAAGAGCGCAAGTTAAAAGGGATGCTTATTCAAACCCAAAAACGGCTAGAAAGGGAGAAAGAGTAGTAGATCAAGATCAGTTTTCTACTCGAACTGGAATAATTGGTAGAGGTGGTGTTGAAGTTACAGCAGGCAAGGGTGATGGAAGAAAAGCTGGAAGAACACCAGAGGAAAGAAAAACAGGTAAGGTATCATATAAAGATTTTGCTGCTAATCAAGAAGTAACTAAAGATAAAGTCACTCAGTCTGATAGAGAGGGTGATGATTTTTCTGCGTCTGGAGAAAAAGATACAACTGTAAGAGGAAAAGTAAGTGGTAATGTTGATGCTAAAGATAGTGGAGAAACTGTAACATATACAACTCCAGATAAAAGAAAAAAAAGAAGTGATGCAGGGAAACCGAGAGTTAAGAAAGAACCAGAAGTAAAAAAACCAGACGTAACAGGTGACACCGAGGCTAAAGATAGTGGTGAAAAAGTAGATTATGGAAAACCAGATCAAGAAACAGTTACACAAAGTCAAACTAATAAGGGAGGTCAAACAAAGTTCAAAGATCAAAGAGTAACTACAGGTGCTGGAGATGGTCGAAAAGGACAAAGAACATATAAAGATTTCAATAAAAAAGTAATTAACGTTACACAAAGTAAAACTGATGCTGGTGGTCAAAAAGACACTGTAACTTATAATACATCTCCAAACGTGAATATTAATTCACCAGTAGAAACACCACCAGTAGAAACTGAGAAGCAAGGTGACTTTGGTGATTTGTATAAAAACTTTAGGAAATCTGTTGATGATGCACAAAAGGGATCACAAACAGAACGAGAACGAGCAAATAGACAACTTGCAGGCATTCAAGATCCAGAGGTAGATGCCGTGAGAGACAAAGCAGAAAAAGATCCTAAAATAAAAGAATTAGATATGACTAAGAGATTTTCTAGAGCTGTGGATGTGGTTGATCCATCAAAACCAAGGGCAAAAGCAAGTTTAAAAACTCCCGAAGGTAGAGTATCTATGCTTACTGCTCTAGGTTCATTTGCTGCGAAACAAGCAGCGCCTTCATTAGCGGGTGCTGAAGCTGGTGCATTACTTTCTCGAAAAGATTATAGAGGTGCAGCAGCGGCCGCTGGACAAGCATTGGGAGGCCCTCTAGGATTCGTTGCTGGTCTTTATAGTATGAATAGAATGTTGCGAGGAAAAGGTAGAGTTGATACAAAAAATATGCAGAATGCTGTAAGATCAGCACAACAAATGCAGTTGGGTATTCCAGGCATGAATATGAATCAAGTTCTACCTCAGACACAAACACAAACACAACCTGCTATGGGTGGTGGTGATAGAGGTGAAATGGAATTAGCTGCACTTGGAGCATATACCTTACCTAAAGCTGGTGAAAAATTAAGAAATCTTAAACTTCCACCTGTTAGAGGTGGTAGAGCTGGTACGGCATCAGCAAGAGGTGGCGGAGGACTATAACTCACCTATATAATATGAGTGTATTTACAGGAAAATGTTGTCATTTTTATTACCATTCGCATCAAAAATTGTTTCTGATGCAGTGAAAAAGATTCCCGATGATGAAGAGTTGGGAGAAAAACTTGTTGAGATTTGTTTAGTAGTTTTAGAGAAGGCGGTTAAACTAACCAAAACTTCTGCTGATGATAAATTACTTGAAGCTGTCAAAGCCGCACTTGTAAC